GCCTACAACTTCGCACCAATGTAATTGGAACTGGTCAAGTTGAGGTTGCTTACTACGGCTACGGCGCAATTGCAACAAAGGTTGCAGCTGGTGCTTACAAGTGGATGGTTGCTTAGTCAATAAGTAACTCGTGCCTGGTGGTGCTCCCGCTGCCAGGCATCCATTAATGGGAGTTAAGAGAGGAAGATATGCCAACAATAATAACTGCTACCGAATTGCGTAATGTAATGGGTGGTGGCTTGAGCATATCTTCCGCTCTTTTTGATGATACATATTTGAACGGCATTATTGATAGTGCTGAAACAGTTATTCTCCCAATGTTGGTTACATTTAAAAGCCCTATTCAAGAGGCATCACTAACCGACAATGTGGCAACATTTACCACAGTTGGAGTTCATGAATTTACAGAAGGTCAATCAGTTGTAATCGCAGGATGTGGAACACCTTATAATGGAACACGCACAATCTTGGCAGATAATCTTGGACAATATACATTCTCATGCGCCATTACAAACGCAGATGTTGCGAGCGCAAATATCATTCCATCAGGAACTGCAACCCTTTCAGCTGCTGCAACTTATGTTGGCAACCAGGCAGTTAGATCAGCAGTATTCGCAGTATCTTTAGAAGTATTCCAATCACGCCTGGCAGGTGGTGGACAAATTGAAGGCGTTGATTTTACTGCCACACCATTCAGAATGGGTCGATCATTATTTAATCGTTGCGTAGGTTTATTAGGTTCATACCTAGATGTTGAGAGCATGGTTCAATGACCGCCTCAACAATCCTTTCACAAGTTAGACAACCACTAGCCACTGCACTTGGATCAGTTGCTGGAAATGTTTATTCATTTGTCCCAGAGAGCGTTATCCCGCCGGCAGTAGTTGTTGTGCCGGATAGCCCATACCTGGAACTTGAAACAATTAACAAAACAACAATTCACACAAAGATTAATTTCACCATCTCAGTAGCAGTTGCCTATAACTCAAATCCAGCAAGCCTGGACAATATCGAGCAACTCATTTTAAGTGTTCTGGCAGTTATCCCGTCAGGATATGTTGTAAGTTCAGTTGAACGACCAACAGTTACGCAAGTTGGAGCAAGCACACTGCTAATCGCAGATGTTCGAGTTTCTACCTATTACACACAAACCGCATAAGGAGCATCATGGCAACCACAGTAATAACCGGTCGTGATATTTCGTTGTCTTTCACAGGTGGAACAGACATCGAAGCACAAGCGACAAACGCAGTTCTGACCAAAGAAGTTGATCGTCAGACCTACCAGACTTTGGATGGCGAAGCCTACAAAGTTGTAAATGTATCTGGATCATTCCAGTTAGACATGCTTGCAGATTGGGGCAAGGCTAACTCAGTTTGCGAAGCAATCTGGACAGCTGCAGACACTGCACCAAATACAGAAATCTCAATTACACTAACTTCAGCAACTGGCGCACAGTTTGTGTTCCCAGTATTGCCAGTTTACCCAACCGTAGGTGGCTCAGGAGTAGATGCTCAGACAGTATCTTTCACATTCCCAGTCGCTCGTGGTGAAGTTTCAGAAACATTTAGTTAAGAAATAAAACGGGAGCAAACAAATGAAACTAGCACTAACAATTAAATATAACTCAGGAGAAGAAGCGACAGTAGTTGCCCAACCTCCTGAGTTCGCAAGATGGGAAAAGGAAACAGGCAAGTCCATAACCAAATGGGGAGATGAAGGTTATGTAGGAATGTGGGATATGTTGTTTTTATCTCACAGTGCATTAAAACGCACATCCGATAAGCCAGTTAGACCTTTTGAGGCTTGGATCGACATAGTTGAAGAATGTAAAGTCGCAGCTGGTGGTGATAGCCCAAAAGCCATAGAGAAGGAAGCCTAAGCAGGTTATTGGTTGAGTTGGCAATCGCCACACAAATACCAATGAGTGAATGGGTTGATGCAGACGACATAATGACCGCAGTAGAGATATTGGAGAGACGGAATGGCAAATGAAACAATCGCCTATAACAAGTCCGATCTCAGGGATGTTCTCAAAGCGTTCAAACTTATGGATGAACAGGCTACTGAAGAAGCAAGAACGCAATCTGCTGCTTTGGCGTATTTTGCATCTGAGGAAATTAAAGCGACTGCTCGCACAAGAACAAAAGCAGCTAGTGCAGTCCAGAGAGTTGCTGAAGGCGTATCGATCAGCAAATCCTCAAAAATTGGTGAGTTCTCTTACGGCTTTGCACGACAGAAGTTTTCAGGTGGTGCTACAACGCAGACCCTATGGGGTGGTCTTGAGTTTGGTTCAAATAAGTTCAAGCAGTTCCCTAGTTATTCAGGACGGCAAGGCAGAGGTAGTCGAGGATGGTTTATCTATCCAACCCTTCGCAGAATTCAGCCTGAATTGATTAACAAGTGGGAACAGAGTTTTGATCGCATTTTGAAGGAGTGGGCATAGTGGCAACTGGTAATCGTACGCTTAAGTTATCCATCCTTGCCGACGTCGATGATCTTAAAAAGAAGTTAGGCGAAGCCGATAAAGCGGTCGAAGATAACTCAAACAATCTCCAGGCATTTGGTAAGAAGGCTGCTGCTGCATTTGCAGTTGCTGGTGCTGCTGCCGTTGCCTATGGCACTAAATTAGCAGTAGATGGCGTTAAAGCAGCTATTCAGGATGAACAGGCACAACTTAAGTTAGCCAATGCTTTAAAGGCTGCCACAGGGGCTACAGATGCCCAAATAAAGGCAACTGAAAGCATGATCCTAAAGACATCTTTGGCAACTGGTGTTGCTGACGATCAATTGCGCCCAGCACTTCAAAGATTAGCCGTATCTACAAAGGACACAACAAAGGCTCAAGAATTATTATCACTTGCTTTAGACATCAGCAAGGGTTCAGGCAAGAGCCTGGAAGAAGTAGCCAATGCACTTGGCAGGGCTCAAGATGGAAACACCACTGCACTTGGCAGATTAGGTTTAGGTTTATCTAAAGCAGAATTAAGCACTTTGTCTTTTACAGAAGTGCAAGCCAAATTATCAGATCTTTATGGTGGATCAGCTGCTAAAAATGCTGAGACATTTCAAGGCAAAATCGATCGCTTAAAGGTTGGTTTTGATGAGGCTAAAGAGAGTTTAGGCACTGCCCTATTACCTCAAGTTGAGCGTTTTATCGGTTTCTTAAATACAACTGGCATTCCAGCATTAAACGCATTTATAGCAGGATTAACTGGTGATGAAGGATTAAATGCAGGACTAGAACAAAGCCAACAAGGTTTTGCTACTTTTGGCAAAGTGGTTTCAGGTGTTATCGGAATTGTGCAAGGGTTTATCACATTTGTTAGAGAAGCAGCGGCATTATTAGTCGAGTTTGCTAATCAAGCAATCCGGGCAGTTAATATCGTTAAGCCAGGTGCAGATATCGGATACATTCCTAGCCCATCTGCAAATGCTGGAACTTTGGGAATGTTGGGCGCAAGTGTGCCATCAGTAGCCACATCTGCTAACACCAGAGAGAGCCGAACAACAGTTAATAACATTACAGTTAAGGCAGTAGATAGCGAAGGCGCAGCAAGAGCAGTTGCAAAGGTCATTAACCAATCAGCTGCTAGATCAGTGCCAACATTAACTAACCGAGCAATTAGAGGCGACTAATGTCGGCATTCACACCAGAATGGAAATTAACCATTAATGGGGTTGATTACACCAATGTGGCTATTTCAGATATTAGCCATCAGGCTGGTCGAGATGATATTTATCTTCAACCAAACCCATCTTATATTGAAATTGCTTTAGTTGCTTTGGAAAATGAGAATTACACATTTGCCATTAACGATGGAATAAGCCTACAAATCAAAGATAGCACCGGCACATACCAAACACTCTTTGGCGGTAATATCACAGATCTAACAGTTGGTGTAAATACCACTGGATCAGTCGGCACAGTTTATTCATACACCATAACCGCACTTGGATCTTTGGCTAGATTAGCCCGGACTATTAGCGAAGGCGTATTAACCTCAGATTTTGATGGCGATCAGATTTACACACTATTAACTGAATTTTTGCTTGCCGATTGGAATGGTGTATCAGCTGCTCAAACATGGTCAACATACGATGCCACAACAACTTGGGCAAATGCTGGAAATTTAGGTTTAGGATCAATCGATCAACCTGGTCAATATGAGATGGTCAATCGTGGATCTAATTTTGACACGATCTATAACATAGCCTCACAAATTGCCAATTCAGCCTTTGGTTATTTATATGAAGACAGTTCAGGCAATATCGGTTATGCCGATGCTGACCACCGCCAAAATTATCTGGCTACTTATGGGGCAACTGAGATTTCAGCCAATACTGCAATTGGTGCTGGTATTCAAACAACAACCCGATCAGGCGATATTCGCAACGATATAACTCTTAATTATGGCAACAACTTTAACGATCAAGAGAGCATAATTGATGCAACCAGTATCGCCACCTACGGTTACAAATCTGAAGTTATTAATTCCAGTATCAAAAATGCAGCTGATGCTGCAAACATAACTGAAAAATACATCAGTTTGCGAGCCTATCCATACGCTAACTTTGAAAGTATTACATTCCCAATAACCAACCCAGAAATGGATGATACTGACCGAGATGCCCTATTAGGGGTGTTTATAGGTCAGCCTATTACCATCACCGATCTACCGCCTCAAATAGCCACTGAAGGCACATTTCAAGGCTATGTAGAAGGCTGGTCATGGAGCACATCATTCAACCAATTATTCCTAACTCTGAACCTAAGCCCAATCGAATTCTCAGCCGTATTCCAGGCTTGGAATGAGGTCAATGCTTCAGAGGCTTGGAACACTTTATCTAGTACAATTACCTGGCAATCAGCGATAGGAGTTATAGCGTAATATGGCAAACACAACCAACTTCGGGTGGGAGACCCCAGACGATACCGATCTAGTTAAAGATGGTGCGCTGGCGATCAGAACTCTCGCTGGTGCAATCGACACATCTTTCGTAGGCGTAGCAATCAATTCACAAACCGGCACAACTTATACTGCCGTTTTAGCAGATGGATTAAACAAAGTTGTAACTATGGACAACGCATCTGCAAATGATTTTAAGATACCAACAGATGCATCAGTGGCATTTCCAATTGGCACAGTATTAAATGTTTATTGCAAGGGTGCAGGAACAACAACAATTTCAGCAGTAACTCCAGGCACAACAACAGTAACTTCTGCTGGAGCAGTAGCAGCCTCACCAACAGTTGCAACCAAGAAAGCAGCTAGTTGCGTAAAAATTGCTGCAAACTCTTGGATCGTGGTGGGCGGAATTGCCTAATTTAATTTTAGGTTTTTTTGCTGGTGCAGTTCTTCCACCTTTAGATGTCAATTATTTAGTTGTTGCAGGTGGCGGTGGTGGATCTAAAGGTCGTGGTGGCGGTGGTGGTGCAGGTGGTTTGCGATGCACAGTTACAGCCACAGGTGGCGGAGGAACTTTAGAAACCGCTTTAAGTTTATTAAAATCTACAAATTACACAGTTACAGTTGGTGCTGGTGGAACTGGCGGAACAGTTGACAATGGCACAAATGGTTCAAATTCAGTATTTTCTACAATAACTTCAACTGGTGGTGGTTATGGAGGATCAGCTGCTGGAGCAGGCAGTGGTGATGCTGGTAATGGCGGTTCTGGCGGTGGTGGTGCTTATGGTCCACCAAACAAAGGTTTAGGCACTGCAAATCAAGGTTATGCAGGTGGTAATGGACCAGACATAGGTCCTAATTATGGTGCTGGTGGCGGTGGTGGAGCGGGTGCAGTTGGTGTTGATGGCACTAGCACAACTGGTGGTAATGGTGGCGCAGGCGTTGCAACTTCAATTAGTGGTTCTTCAGTAACTTATGCTGGCGGTGGCGGTGGCGGAACTTATCAAGGTGGCACAACTGGAACTGGTTCAGCAGGTGGCGGTAATGGTGCAACAAATACAAATGCAGGAACTGCTGCAACAGCAAACACTGGTTCAGGTGGTGGCGGTGGTGGAGCAAGTTCAGGCGGTTCTGGTAATGGCGGTAATGGCGGTTCTGGAATTGTAATTTTAAGATACCCAGTTGGTTATACAATTACAATCGGTGCTGGATTAACTGGAACTACAACTACAAATGGATCAAATAAAATTACAACAATTACTGCTGGCACTGGAAATGTGAGTTGGGCATAATGGCACATTACGCATTCTTAGATGAAAATAACATTGTTACCGAAGTTATTGTTGGAATTGATGAAACTGAATTTATTGAAGGTTTAGATACAGAAACATGGTATGGCAATTTTAGAGAACAAAAGTGTATTCGCACTTCATACAATGCAAACATCAGATATAACTATGCTGGAATTGGTTATAGTTATGATGAAGAAGCAGACGCATTTATTGCCCCGAAGCCATGCGATCATAATGAATTAACTCTTAATAAAACTATTTATCGTTGGGAATGTGCTAACCAGGAGCATGAAATTGAAACCCTGGCTGAGTAAATCTGCCGTCCAATTAAGAGAGCAGATCGATGATTGTTTTCCAGATCGGGATCGTGCTTCTGATGGTTGGATTGGCGATGCTCGGCATTCAGCTACTAAGTCAGACCATAATCCGACTGATGATACGGGTGTGGTTCGTGCTATCGATGTGGACAAGGATCTAAACAAGATCAAAGGTTTGCCAGTTCACCTGGTTGAGCAATTGAGACTTTATGCCAAAACAGACAAGAAAAAACGCATCAGTTACATAATCTTTGATGGTAAAATTTGTTCTGCTAAAGGAAACTGGAAATATAGGGCTTACAAAGGATTTAACCCACACAAGCACCACATCCATATTTCTTTTAGCCCTGCGGGAGATCAGGATCAATCGTTTTTCGATATTCCACTTCTCGGAGGTAAAGCATGAAACTAACCAAAAAACATAAAGCAGCAATCAAGTCTTATCTGCGAGCAGTTGCAGCATCCGGAATTACAGTTGGCTTGGCAATTATTGGAGACATGAAGCCAGAATACGCAGTATTGCTTGGTGCGTTAATCGCTCCAGTAATCAAGGCGTTAGATGTAAAAGAATCTGAATTTGGCTTAACTGAGAAACTATGAGCCAGGCAGATTTCTTTACGCTTTACTTTGCAACAGTAGGAGTTATCGGCTCACTAGCTGCTTATGTGATCTCTCATTTGATGGCAGAAATTAAACGCCTCAATGAGCGTGTCGATGAGATTTACAACATTCTTCTTGAGCGATAATTAAAAACATGGCAGCTAAAAAGAAACCGACTAAGTATGTCCGTAAAAGCGTTGCTCGTAAAGAAACGACTGCGTTGGATATGCACGCCATAGCACTGCATGAGTGGTATCAAGCACTGCGCAGGTCAGGTTTCAGCGTTGAAGTGGCACTGGGTTTAATGGACAACAAAAACACTATGCCTGATTGGCTGATTCCACAAACAGCTGATACAGACATAACTCCATTCCACGATGACGATGAGGATGAGGACTAATACATTAAGCGATACTTGGTTATCTCGGATTTACAAATCCCCTATCACCATGAAGGAGCAGTTAAGAATGTAATTAAGTTAGCCAGACGGGAGAAGTTCGACAGTGTTCTTTGCGTTGGCGATGAAATCGATTTTCAAACAATCAGTCGTTGGGCTGAGAAAACACCTTTGGCTTATGAACAAACTTTGCATAGAGATCGTGAAGCAACTCAGCAAATTCTTTGGGATCTTACCGAGCACGCTCGAGAGGCTCATATTGTCCGTTCTAATCATACTGATCGCCTTTATAACACTTTATTAAAAGTACCTGGCTTAATCAGCCTGCCTGAATTGCAGTATGACAAGTTTATGGATTTTGTTACAATGGGCATTCAATTTCATAAAACATTTTATGAGTTTGAAAAGGGCTGGATCTTGGCTCATGGCGATGAAGGCAACACCAACCCTAACGCAGGCATAACTGCCCTAAATCTTGCCAAAAAGGCAGGAAAGAGCGTTGTTTGTGGTCATACCCATAAGTTAGGGCTAAGTGCCTACACAGAGGGCGTAGGAGCCAATTACAGGACGATTTGGGGCATAGAGACTGGGAACTTGATGAACAAATCAAAAGCCAATTATGTGAAGGGTATAGCGAACTGGCAGATGGGCATCGTGATACTTGACTGGGATGGCAAAAACATGACTCCACACATGATTCCAATCAACAAAGATGGATCATTTACAGCTCTTGGTAAATCCTATGTCTAGGGAAACAGATTACAAACCCCGAACAATTGATGAAGCGATTGACGTTATTGATAACAGCATTGTTATCTAACACGCCACACTGACATTCTGGATTGTCTCACTTTTAGGTCATACTGAATCCCAACAGGCAAAAGCCTGAGATCGGGAGCAAAATGGAAAACATAACAGACATCCAAGCAGCTGCTTTAGCCATGATTGCATTTGTGGTTACTTACAGTTTTTTTGCTTGGCGTGAAGATCGCATGAATAAGAAAACAGATGAAGCATGGCGTGCTGGTTATGAACAAGGCATGAAAGTGGTTCAGAAGAATGTCCGCTAATCGTGATGCGCTATTTGCAGAAGCAACAATACTTACACAAGATAGAGGTCGAATTTATGGATCTCCATATACCAATCATAAGCGAATTGCAGACATCTGGTCAGGCATTCTCGACATGCCAATTACTGCACACCAAGTTGTCCTTTGTATGGTCGGGCTCAAAATCGCTCGTTTGGTTGAAACACCAACACATCACGACAGTGTTGCGGATTCAGTCGCTTACTTGGGATTCTTCGAAGATGTACTCGAAGCACAGCTGAGCGATGATTACGAGAAATTCTAATCGCAGTGTTTGGTGTGATTACTGCAAAGCGCAATATGGAGCGCATACAACCAAAGGTCAAAATCCTGCAACGTGGATCACGACCAGCACAGACGGCACAAAGCGTGCCTACTGCGACAGATGCCGACACTATGTGGAGGCTTGGCATGATGGGAGCACTTGGGATCTTCGTGCGCAAATCGAATACCGACAAGGAAAACAGGAGTTAAATTATGGGTTTT